CCCCACACTCACCAGAAGGTTCAAGAAGGGTCCTACTTCTTTTCATCTAAAAAGTAACAACTAATCTTTTTATATTTGTGCTTATGAAAATGGTAAAGCACAACGGCAATATGGTTCCGTTCTTCGCAGCGGACGGTAAAGGTTCTGGAGACCTCAAGAAGGCTATGTACGGCATGATGGTTCGTAGAGCTCAAGAGGGGGCGATGATTACAGACCCGCCTAAGAATGGAGACGATAAGGTTATAAGCCCAAGGTTTTCATACGTAAGCACACCTCAGTTTGGGGGTGCGTTTCAAGAGGACACAGAGGGAATGGTTAAAGCAACATCTCCAGATAAGATTGATGCATTCAACATCACGCTACCAGAGTCTAATATGCTTGAGGATTTAGATGAAGCAACAAAGCAAACAATCCTCGGCTCTAACTGGGCAAACCAAAACTTAACAGGTGAGGGTAACCTCGATGAGCAGTACAACGAATATGCTGCTAGAACTAGAAACGCCATCGAAGAAAACCCATCAGAATTCCTAGAAGCTATAAACGCTGCCATAGAAGATGACCACCCAAGCTTCAAGTCACTTAAAGGAAAGTCTGATGAGGAGAAAATATCTATTGCCACTGCTTACATGACAGACAAAAAGATTGGTGCGTTTCATGGTGCAATACGGTTCGATGATAAAATGGTTCCAGACTCACTTATGTTCAACCCAAATGTATTTGAAGAGGCTGGGTATAGATTTTCAGTGACAGAAGAGACTCAGGATAAAATCAACTCAGGTCAGTATAGCATTGATGAGATTTTTGACCTCGTTCAAAACGACAGTGGCACTGGTAAGAAAAACTCTCTTCAGATGCCTTTGTACGTTTTTGGTGTAGGTAATGAAGTGGTCAAAGGCGAGGACGCAAACAGATTTATAAAGGAAGGTATAGCGGCAGGCGTAGACATGACTGACCGAAACAGCCCTAAAACTAAAAAGTTTGTTGTAGCGTTTATGGAGGAAAACGGTTCCGTAAGTGCAGAGAAAACAGAGTTCACAGATGGTGAGGGTGGACGAGGTTCTTTCCAGATACCTAAACTTACTTTTGAAAATGCAAGTAATGTAGTTCTAGATTTAGCTGAGGGTAGTCTTCAGTCTGGAAGTAAAGCTGCTGCTGAAACCAGAGAAGAGTTTAACAAAAGGTATTCTATTTGGCTTCAAGGTTATAAAAGAGCTCAAGAAGCTGGTAATTTAGAATCATATCGCAAGAGCCACCCCGAACCTGTCTTTGGAAGAATAACCATGAATGAAGGGGGCATGCTTCCTACAGGAATGAGGGTGAAGAAGGCAAGAGAAGGGGCTAAGATTACAGCATCAAATAAAGACCTTGCAGATTTTTTCAGACGTAGAAAAAAAAACAAGCACACTCAGCGTGAGAAGACTTTCTCCCCCCAGGTAACCGACTCTGAAATTACAGACGAGTTCACCAAGATATCAAGGGGCTCAGACTTTCAAAGGTCAAAGTTTAACCCTATGCCTGGCAGGACTTCCTACAAGGACCAGTTTGGAAATAAAATAGTAGTGCGTGATAGAGGCGACAAGGGGAAGACTGTAAAGCCAATATTTAAGCGTTTCGGTTTTTAACCCTAGTTATTACTGAATCCCAGGAGGGTAGAATCCTTTCACCACGTTGCCATATTCTGGAGCCCATTGACCGCCCATTGAAAGTAATGGGTGCTTAGGTCTCATAGTGTGAATCACCTTACCGTGGTCTGTGCAAAATCTTGAGTATCTACCAACATGAGCCATGAAGTACGCCAATACCTCACCAGTGAAGCGATTCTCAAAAACCATGTGGTATGTACCCCAGTCTTCCGCTACGTAATCTACACATGTGGTTCCAGTGCTGATGGTCTCCCACTTCACCTCCTGACCTGTTCTAGCTAGTCTAGTTTCTACTGGCTCAGTTGGTAGGTTTTCCCAGAAGTCTTCCTCGTGGAATAATCTCACTGATATACTGTCATTGTATACTGAATCTAAAGGTCTTCCATTGATGTCAGCTATTACTCTAAATGTGATTTGAGAGAACAACGCCTGTCCTGCAATCAATCCTAATATTAAAAATATACTCTTCATAACAATTTGTTTTGTGGGTTCGTCTATATCTATAACGCACATTTATTTGGTATATTGCACAATCATAAAAAAAACATGAGAGCATCTAAGAAAAAATACTCTAACGGTGGGAAGACACCTCAAGGAGACCCCAAGAAAGACTCATTAGCTTTTGAGCAATATCTTAAGCAAAAAGCAGAAGAGCAATATAAGAACTATCTAGACGGTTATCAAGTAAGAAATGACGCTATTCTAAACAAACGAGTAGATGAGGTATCCAACCTTATGGTCCGAGGCAAGAAAGTATCTGCTGTAGAATATCTAATGCAGGATGAAAAATTCCGTAATAGAATTAAGAAGGAGTATGAAAGTGAAAAACCTGCTGTTGGTAAAAAGGCAATGACGGGTGCGAGCAAGCTAAACATTGCTGCTGCATTAAAGAAGAAGGGAATGAAAGGTGGGAGACCCTTGAAAGCAGGCTCTAACTAAGAGTTAATAGGTTCCCCACCCTCTAGCTTTCTATACACTCGCTGGACAAGCAACCTACCCTTCTGTGACAGACTCAATCTGTTCTCATTGTTTACACCTCGCTCATGGAACAGCGCATCGACATATGCATCCACTCCCTTTCCGTGGTACACCGTTTCTATATGCCCCTCTCTCTTGAGTGGTAATACAGTCCTGTCGTATAGTTTCTTCTTGCTCCTCTTCAACACCTTTGCCACATGTGACACAGTGAAAAACTCGTAGTCATATATAAACAACATGAACTCAAGTTCTGTCTGAGATACCCCATAGTTGCTAGATATGTCCTTGGTAACAAGAGACCACTTCTTTAAATAGTTCTTGTTGACATACCTGTTATTCAACTTACTGAAGTCCCGTCTTTTTCTACTTGGATGACTTCTTCCCATTATAGTATATTTGTAACAAATTTAAAAAAGATGGGAACTAATCTTTCAGGAAACAGAATAAAAGACAGCTATCCTGGTCTACTAAAGACTACTGACAATACGATACTAACAGCAAAATCTAGTGGGTATCACGTAGTTAGCGATGGTGCGGGTAATGACACAAGGTTGAGCCTAGCCACTGACGCTACGCAGCTTGATGCAAGTTCGGATGGTCTGGTAATCACAGGACTGGCTACAACTTCAGAGTCAAGCTCGCTAGTGATAAGCTCAGGTGGGGTGATATCAAAAAGAGCCTTCCCAGGTTCTTCTGGTGTATCTGTAACTACAGCAGCTGGTAATACTCTTGGTTCAGACTTTGGTACTGACCCTACTGTAGCCATTCAAGGTACAGCAGGTGGTGATGGGGCTACATTAACCTTTAAAGGTGGACATGGTATCAATGCACACATTGACGCTTCATCAGATGTTATAACAATAGAGAAAGGGTTTGATGAAATCGCAAAAATAAACTCCACAAGTGACCTTCTGCTGACCGCGGACAGAAGTAAAACGACTGGCGCAAACAGAACATACCAACTAGACCTTAACGCAATGGGGGCTTCTCAGGTTGAAATAATTCTACCTATTCCAACAGCTGCACTTGTTGGGATGTTTTTTAAGTTTATCATCCAGACAAAAAAGGATGGTGTTGTTCATAGAATAAGAGCAAAGGATACTACTCCAAGTGGACCTGTTCACTTTGTTGGTCAAGCTATACTAAGGGATAGCACTGCACAAAGAATACAACTTGTTGAGATAGGCACAACAGATAAGGATGTTATAGAGATACAGAGTAACGCTAATGATAAAGGTGGTCAGATTGGTGATGAGATTACATGCACATTAATTAGTATAAATCAATGGCTTGTACAAGCAAGTTTCGTAACCACAGGAAGTATTGCATCTACTACTCCAGCAGTTTTTGTTAACGCCTAATGGATGATATTCTAAAAGAAGCAATGCGCGACGAACTACAAGATGTGTTCGAACGCATAGAGGACATTATTGATAAATACAAAGCATCAGTCGAGTTGGTGTACACGATGTCCGTTGGTTATATCGAGGAAGATAGAGGTGGGGTTCAAAAATGGAATCTACACTACGGTTGGAATGTAAAAGATATTGAAGAATTTGAGAAGTTCATGACACTTCAGGCTGAAGCCTATGTCGCATCTGAAGACGAAAGCAGCGGTGACATGAATTTTCTTTTAAACTAAACAAATGGATTTAATAAGAAAGATTGTCATTGGGGCAAATCCCAAGGACGCACTGGCATACTATGTCGGTATGAGGGCTGGGCAGGGTAATGTCTGCGCCATCAAGGAAGACGAGGCAGCTCTATATAAGTATAATGTAAGAAGGTATCATGTCTTTGTAGAAGACGACGACTCAACGTACATATGGAAGACGATTGAGAATCTACCTATTTTAATTGAATATGATTGTAATTTCGAATGAAAGCTTTAAGACACTTTATTGTACAGGTCCCTGAGAAGACAGATGACAAGGTTACTGTCGGGGGAAAAGAATTATTTTTAGACACTAGGTTCAACGAGTTCGACCACAGGATATGCTATGGCGAAGTTCTTAGCGCACCATTAATTTACGACACTGGCGTGAAGAAGGGAGATACACTGTTCTTCCACCACCACGTCACTATAAGTAAAAGCTTAGAACTTGGTGACAACAAGTACATCGTATTGTACGATGATAGAGAGACCACTCAAAGCCATGCTATTGCATACAGGGATTCCGATGGTGAGCTACACATGCTTGCTGGGTGGGTCTTCGTACAACCCATAGAGGTTGAGTCTGTTGAGCAGGTTACTGAATCTGGAATAATTGTTGACCTAGATGTTAGTGATGTCGAATACGAAAAGGAGGCTAAGATGTTCATGCCTCATCCCGACCACATCGCACAGGGTGTAAAGGCTGGAGACACTGTAGGTTTTGACAAGGACAGAGACTATAAGATGAAGCTTGATGACGGCACGATAGTTTATCGTATGTTGTCAGATAACATCAGCTATGTCGTCAACTAAGTTCACCACAACATCAGCAGCCAAAAGACTTATGAAGTCTATGGAGGTGGCAATCAATAACATGATTGATGAGGTCAGAAAGCCTGTTGACCCAGAGGCTGGTGGTACGCAAAGAAAGGCAGAATTACAATCAATCAAGCAGACCGCGATTGACTGCAAGGAGCTTCTCGTTGAGAGACAGAGGCTAGAGCAGATGGTCAAAGACTTACAGGCTAACGGCTCCATTGAGGATGCCAAAGACTATTCAGGAGGGTTTGCAGAGAAATTTTCTAAATGAGCAATATAGTAGATGTAGAAGGTTATGATGACAAGGTTATTAAGATTTGTCCCAAGGGTACGCTCGGAGATATCGTGGAAGTCGGCAGCCTTCTCATTGGCTTACCAAAGACCCCAAAGTCGGGAATCACAGGTGAAGACTTGGAGACAAGTATGCAAGTGTGGAGAAGGGTATCTATGCCACAGGAGTTGTCCCGTATTAGAAGCATGGACGAGTGGCAGCAGACTCCAAAGGAGTTTCGAGAAAGATTCCGTCCTTATATCGAGGAGGAGTTTCGAAGGCGTAGTGAAGGCTTTTGGTTTTACAATCAGGGTGTACCTACGTTTATCACTGGGAGGCACTACATGTTCCTACAGTGGAGCAAGATTGATGTCGGGTTCCCGTCTTACCTCAAGTTCCAAAGAGAGATATTTCTTCACATGGCTGCTTGCGAAGTTGACCCGCGTTGTATTGGGCAGCTTTACACTAAGTGCCGTAGGTCTGGTTATACTAATATCTGCGCTTCTGTCCTTGTTAATGAAGCTAGTCAAGTTAAAGACAAACTTCTTGGCATTCAGTCGAAGACTGGTAAGGATGCTCAGGAGAATATCTTCATGAAGAAATGCGTTTCGATGTTTCGGAACTACCCATTCTTCTTCAAACCAATTCAAGACGGTACGACAAACCCAAGGGTTGAGCTCGCCTTCCGTGAGCCATCAAAGAGGATTACAAAGAACAATAAGACTACCAATGTAGGTGACGCACTTAACACGGTACTCAACTGGAAGAACACCACTAACAACGCTTACGATGGTGAGAAGCTTCACATGCTATACATGGATGAGGCTGGTAAGTGGGAGAAGCCTGCTGACATCAGGGAAGCCTGGAGGATTGAGAGAACGTGTTTAATAGTTGGTCGTAGGGTTGTGGGTAAGGCACTCGTAGGGTCCACGGTAAACCCACTAGACAAGGGCGGCTCTGAGTACAAAAAGCTTTGGGAGGATTCTGACACAAACAAGAGGAATGCCAATGGTAGGACTACCTCAGGTCTGTATCGTTTGTTTATACCTGCCTATGAAGCTCTAGAGGGATTCTTTGATTTACATGGGAACCCGATAACTGTAGACCCCTCATCACCTATACAAACACTTGATGGTGAGATGATGACTATGGGCTCTAAGAGCTTCTTAAAGAATGAGAGGGATGCCGTCAAGCATGATGCTAGGGAGATGAATGAGATAGTTCGCCAGTTCCCGTTCACTACTGATGAGGCGTTCAGAGATAGTATAGAGGGTAGCCTTTTCAACATTGGGAAGATATACGAGCAGATGGAATACAACGATGCACTGTTCCCTAGTCCTGTTGTTGTTGGAAACTTCCAATGGGCTAACGGCGTGAAGGACACGAAGGTTATATTCAATCCAGACCCTAATGGTAGATGGAGAATCTGTTGGACCCCATCTCAGGAAGACAGGAGTGTTATGAAGACTCAAGGAAGTAAGAGGGTACCACCAAATCCTAACATTGGATGTGGGGGAGTAGATAGCTATGACCTTGACGCTACAGTTGACGGTAGGTCATCAAAAGGTGCGTGCCATATTTATAACAAGTTTAATCTTGATGGTGCTTCAAACATGTTCGTCGCTGAGTATGCGAGTAGACCACCCATGGCTAGTATATTCTATGAAGATGTTCTGATGGCAGCAGTCTTCTATGGTTATCCACTACTGATTGAGAACAACAAGTATGGTATCGTAAGGTACTTTGAATCAAGGGGTTACGATGGTTATGTGATGGATAGACCAGCTCATCTTAGCTCCTCTAAAAATCAAATGACCGTAAAGACTAAGGGCATACCATCCAACTCTCAAGACGTAATACAAGCTCATGCCTCAGCCATCGAGGACTACATACATAACCATGTTGGTTCAGATGACGAAGGGAATCCAGGTAGGATGCACTTCAATAGAACGCTAGAAGACTGGATAGGGTTTAAGATAGATAACAGGACTAAGTTTGACCTTACCATTAGCTCTGGCTTGGCTTTGTTGGCTGCCCAAAAGGTTAAGAAAAAGAAGAAGGTTACTAACTTTGAGGAGAAGGTTTTCTTCCGAAGATATAAGTAATCTGAAACCCGACAATGTATTGCTATATTTGCAAGTGAGCTCCAATCTATACAATGAGTTATAAAAGCAAAAATACGAATAAGGCAGGATTCCCAGACCCGTTTGCTTCACCAGTGGAAAAAATGAGCCAAAGCTATGGCTTGCAATTTGCAAAGGCGATAGAGGCGCAATGGGGAAAGGGGGAGGATAGCTCCAGCCTATACAGCCGAAGAAGGCACGAATTCGAAAAGAGTCGTGATTACGCTAACGGGACACAAGACACCAGTATCTATAAACAGATTCTGAACTCTCTTGACCCAAACAATGGTGATGGTACACTACTGAACCTCGACTGGAGTCCAGTACCTATCGTCCCTAAGTTTGTTAAGGTAGTTGTTAACAGAGTCTTGTCAAGAAAGCCATACCCAAAGGTAGAGGCTATAGACCCTATTAGTAAGCAAGAGAAGGATGCAAGAAAGGCTGAGATAGAATCATCTATTGGTGATAAGGAATTATTGATGGAAGCTAAGGCTCTTGGTCTTACACCAAACATAGACCCAGACTCTTTACCAGATACCACCGAGGAGGCTGAAATCTTCATGGACCAAAACGTCAAGACTAGCTCAGAGATTGCTGCTCAGTTGGCAACATCCTTGACGTTGGACTGGAATGATTTTGACCAAGACATATTCAGACGTAATGTTGAAGACTTAGTGGTATGCGGTATGGGTGTTGTCAAAAGAGATAACGACCCTAACTACGGAATCGTAACTAGGTATATAGACCCAGCAAACTTCATTCATAGTTACACTGAGGACCCAAACTTAAGCGATATAGTTTATGCTGGTCATGTTTCTAGGATTAGCATTCAGGAGTTGAAGAGAAGAGCTGGGGACCAAATCTCAGAACAGAAGTATGAAGAGATAGCAAAGGCTGTGATGCATAAGAGTTATAATGACTCAAAGGCGTTTGGCAAGAGAGACTACTCTACTAGCTCTGGAAGCTTTAAGCATGGATATGACACTTATTTAGTTGACGTTATGGACTTTGAGTTCTTAACAGTTGACTGTGTATATTATGAAAGTAAAGAGTCTCAGTATGGTAATATGGGATTCTACTTCAAGGGTTCTGAGTACAAGGAGTCACCAAACTCTGTGTACGAGAGAGAGCCAGTAAAGATGGAGAATCAGATGGTGTACTCTGGTAGCTTTATTATAGGCTACAACTGTCTGTTTAATTATGGTCTTCAGTCAAACATGCCTAAGAATATACACGACTTAACTAAGACTAAGATGTCTTATAGTGTGTCTTGTACTAACATGAGGAGAATGATGCCTAAGTCTTTAGTGAGTGGTGTCATTGGTTTTGCTGACCAACTTCAACTTACTCACTTGAAGATACAACAGGCGATTGCTAAGGCGAAGCCTGACGGTATATTGGTTGACATCGAGGGGCTGGAGAACGTACAGCTCGGTAGGGGTGGTGAACTACAACCATTAGACATTCAAGACATTTACGAACAAACGGGTGTCTTCTACTATAGAAGTAAAAACCCAGAGGGTGGATTCCAGAATCCTCCTATACGTTCTATTGAGAATAATATTAGAAACATCAACGAGTACATTGGATTGTACAACCACTACCTCAGAATGATTCGTGATACTACGGGAATCAATGAGGTCATGGATGCATCTACACCTAAGGGTGATGCTCTTGTTGGTGTAAGGCAGCAGGCACTTGCCGCTGGTAACAACGCCCTTTACGATATAACAAATGCCAGCTTAATTATTTACAAGAAGGTTTGTTCTGACATTGTAAAATGTCTTCAGGTTATACCTACTGACTCTGTATTGTACAGGGTTTACAGTAAAGCTATTGGTGAGATGAGCATGGAAATTCTTAGCAGCTTTAACGAGATACCTATGTACAACTATGGTATTAGAGTTGTTAGAGACATGTCCGATGAGGATAGAATATTCCTAGAGCAAAACCTTCAAGCCTCGTTAGCACAAAAGGAGATAGACCTTGAGGATGCCATAGCTGTTAGGGAGGTTAAGGATATCGACCAAGCTCAAAGGCTACTTGCTATTAGGAGAAGGAAGAGAATGCAAATGCGTCAGCAGATGCAACAACAAAACATTCAGGCTCAGGCTCAGGCAAACTCTCAAGCGCAGCAGATGGCTGCTCAGATGGAAGTTCAGAAGATGCAGATGGAGGCTCAGATAGAGGCTCAGAAGTTGCAGCTTAGGGGTCAGGTAGATGTTCAAGTTGCTGCCGCCCTTCACCAAATGAAGAAAGAGATTGAGATGATTCGTGCTCAAGCCTCGCTTGGATTCAAGACTGATGAGCAAGAGTTCAAGGAGAAGATTGAAGTTCTTAAGGAAGACAGAAAAGACAACAGGGTACAGAAGCAAGCTGTTGAGCAGTCTAAACTTATAGCACAAAGAAAAGGAGAGCGTCCAGTTATGGAAGAACAGACTGACGCTAATACAGATATAGTAAATCAAATTCTAGGAGATGTCTAAAATAAATCTTGATATTTCAAAGCGTGTGGATATCACATGCAGGAAGGGAGATACCTTCAAACTATCTATTGATGTGACGGACTCCGCAGGAGCTGCTCTTAACCTTTCAGGTTACACCATTAAGATGGAGGTAAGAAATGCGTTAAACGCTGACGCTTCATATACTAATAGTGACACTGCGATTATACTCAGTACGGTAGCTAGTAGTGGTACTAAGCAACTAACAACCTCTCTCAATGATGGAGGTACTACTGGTCGCTTAGTAATTACTGGGAGTAACACCAACATGGCTGCTGCCGCAGCTGGTGAGTACGTTTATGATATTGAGGCATTAGTCAGCGGCGAGGCTACCACATGGCTTGCTGGAACATTCACTATAAACGATGATGTGAGCGTATAATGAACTTGACCCTAAACATATCTACTGGTAACACAGTAAAGCTAAACCTCCCAAGTCAACAAACCGTTCTTACAGCGGTGTCTACTGTCAACAACTTGACGGTTTCTTCAGTCGGTATCCCAGGACCTGCTGGTCCAGCTGGTATACAAGATGTTGTTAGCGACACTACTCCTCAGCTAGGTGGTAATCTTGATGTTAACGGAAAGAAAATCACTAGCACTTCTAATGGAGACATTGATATCGAACCTAACGGAACAGGAGATGTGCTGCTAGGAAACTTCAAGTTTGATGCAGACCAATCTGTAGGTTCTGGACAGGATAATCACGTATTAACTTACGACAATAGCACTCAAAAGATTTCTTTAGAAGCTCCTACTGGGGTTGGTGGTTTAGCTAACATCGTTGAAGATACTACACCACAGCTAGGTGGTGACTTTGATGTTAACGGACATGAAATAATAAGCGCATCAAACGGTGATATTGAACTAAACCCACATGGCACAGGTGATGTCAAGCTAGGTAATTTTATATTTGACGTAGACCAGTCAGTAGGTGCAGGTCAAGACAACCATGTTCTTACATACGATAACAGCACACAGAAGATATCTTTAGAAGCTTCCTCTGGAGGAGGAGGAGGAATTTCAAATTTAGTTGAAGATACTTCTCCTCAACTAGGCGGTGACTTAGATGTTCAAGCTAGTGAGATAAGCACAAGCACTTCTAACGGTAATGTAAAACTAAATCCTAACGGCACAGGTGTT